ACGCGCTGAGGCATACGCCATCCTCACCGGGAAGACCAGCCATGACACTGACGACCGCACCATCGACGTCGCAGCAACGCCGATCGCCTGAGAGCGGCTGGCCTGCTGACGCACTGCCAGAAGCGTGGATTTCGACGTTGTTCGAAAAAATGACGACGTTCTACGGCTCGAAATTCCTCGACATGTGGCGGGGCACGGACATGTCGCTCGTGCGCCGCATGTGGGCTGTCGAGCTGGCACAGCTCACGAACGCAGAGCTCAAGCGCGGCTCCAGCACGCTCATCAGCCGCCAATTCCCCCCGACGCTTCCCGAGTTCGTGTTGCTGTGTCGTCCGAAGGTCAACCTCGACGCCGCGCTCGATGAGGCGATGACGCAGATGAACAACCGTGCGAACGGCGCACAGGACACATGGACCGATCCGGCGTTCTACTGGGCCGCAGCGAAGATCGGTTTTTGGGACATGCAGCAGCTGTCGCGTGACGCATTGCTCAAGCGGTTCACCGCTGCTCTCGACGATGTGCGGCGTGGCCCGGTCCCGCCAGTCCCGCCAGTGCCGAAGCAGGTCGAAGCGCCTGCAGCTCCGGCCGTCGATCGCGCGACCGCGGAAGCGAACCACGCCAGGGTAAAGGCCCATTGCGCAGAGTGGGCACGCAAAGCCACGCGCGGCACCGCGACAGATGGCCTGCATTGGGCGTATCGAATCGCCGAACGCGTAAAGCGCGGTGAATCCGTCAATCCCACGGTCGAAGCATTCGCCCGTGAAGCTTTGGAGCAGGAGGTGAAGCATGCTGCTTTTTGACGAAATTCCGGGCGGCGTCGCGCTGCCTGACGAGTTCCCAGCCGCGACCACACGCGAGCGCGCGTTTGATGGCGACTTGATCCGCTTCACGATCTTTGGGGAGCCTGCCAGCAAGGCCAACAGCCGCAAGGTGGCGAAGTTCGGCGACCGTCCGGCCATGCTCATCAAGTCCGACAAGGCCCGCGACTACGAGCGAGACGCACTCGCGCAGATCCCGCCGCGCTATCGCGTTCAACTCACGGGCCCGGTGTGCGTGACGCTGCACATTTTCTACGCCAGCGAGCGCCCAGACCTCGACGAATCCATCGTGCTCGACGTGATGCAGAACCGGTACAAGCCCGAGAAGCTGACGAAGGATCAGAAGGCCGCGGGCGTGAAAGCGAAGCGCGTGCTGGTGCAGAAGGGCGTGTACGTGAACGACCGCCAGGTGCGCGAGAAGCACGTGTTCCACGGCATCGATCGGAAGAACCCGCGCACCGAAGTCGTCATCGAGCCTTTGCAGGCACAACAGCAAGGACTATTCGCGGGAGCTCAACGATGAGCAAGCGCCTTTTCTGGACTCAAGACCGCCGAGAAAAGCTCCGCAGTATGTGGAAGCGTGGCGCCACTACCAAGGAACTGACCGAAGCCTTTGGCATGCAGATGCATTCGATCTCCGCCCGGGCGTACCGCATGAACCTTGGCCCGCGCAAGGGTACGCAGCCTCAAGACCTGGTGCGAGCTGCCCTCAAGAAGCTCGAGCGCGCCACGCGCAAGGAACTCACGAAAGCGACAGGCCTATCCGATAGCGCCACAGACCGCGCGCTTGCCCGCATGAAAGCAATCGACGAGGTTTGCGTCGTCGGTACGCGGCTTGTACTGGCCGGGCGTGGCCATGCGAACAGCGTCGAAGCTTTTGAGTACGCACTCGTCGATGACGAAGCCGACGGCGCAATGTCCCCGGCACGCCACAGCGGAGAGCCGCACGTCAATCGCGTCAAGCACCGCGCCGGCACCGCGCAGATTCCTCAGCGGCATCCGCTCACCGTCGCGCTGTTCGGGAGCGTGTGATGCGCGACCCCATCGGCGCACTCCTCCTCTTCGTCGGCCTGGCCTGCATCCTCATCGCAGGATGCTCTGCGCTCGGAATCGCACTCATTGAGATCACTTTCCGCCCCTAAATGGGCATTTTCAGGAGAAAACATGTTCCGAAGCGCACAGAAACACCCGTTTGGCGTCAAGCCGCGCAAGCTGAAAGGCGATGGCATTCACCCGATGGTGAAGAGGTCGTTCCGTGGGAAGTATCTCCCGCATGAGGGGACGAGGCAGGAAGCGAGGGCCGAGCGGCTGCACATGGAGAGCGAATTCGAGCCGGTCTATGACTCCGAGCGCGACATCTTCATCGCTCGCCCGCGCTCCGCCCCGATCATCCAGAAGCGCGCGAGCGCCTGACCATGCCGGGCCTCACGCGCCTAGCCGCCATCTGGTGCCGCGACGCGCTGTTTCTGGCGTGGCTGTCTGAGCTCGCCGGGCAGCCTGTCGGGCCCGACGACGCGGCAGAGGTGGTGCGTGGGGCTTGCGGCGTCACCTCGCGCCGCGAACTCGACACAGATCGACACGCCGCCCTGGCGTTCAACACAAAACTGCGCCGGCCGTTCATGGACTGGCGCGAACAACACTCAGGAGAATGCACATGAACGACAACGCAATCGAGACGGAGATCCAAGCCAAGGGAAAAACTGCCCCGCGCGTCACGCCCGGTGATATCGAAGCCGTGATTCGCAGAGAGTTCTATTTCACTGGCGATGCAGTCCTGCTTGAGGGTATCCATTCGAACCTCGTCGGCGGCCCGCAAATCTCGAATCACGAAGACGTGGCGAATCTGTCGCTTCTCACCTTCTGCGTGCTGGTGCTGCGCAACGGCTTCACCGTAACCGGTGAGTCGGCCTGTGCCAGTCCGGAGAACTTCGATGCCGAGATCGGCCGCAAGATCGCCCGTCATAACGCCGTTGCCAAGATCTGGCCGCTGATGGGATACGAGCTGAAGTCGCGCCTTACCACACAAGCGGCCTGAACCACTGGAACCCAACCTGCCTATTTCCGCAATTTTGGTTCCACAACCACGTGAGCACTGTTCGAGCTATGTCCGATACCTACGACACCGACCCCATCGACACGATCCTGCTCACATGGCATCTGTGGCAGTCCGACTACTTCCCGAACCTGTCGCTGCCGCACGTCGACATGACGTGCCGCGACTACCGATCGAACAACAAGCAGTGGGTGTCCGCGCTTGAGGCGGCTGCCGAGATCGATCGGCGCGAACTGGAGGCGCGCTGCCGTCAGGTGGATCTGTGCGTGGACGCGTTGCACTGGCAGAGCCGGGCGGCGATCCACACGCGCATGCGCAACGTCGAAGCGGGCGCCGATGTGTGGCGGATGCCGGACCGCGTGATGCCCGGCGACGGTCAGCCATGGTCGACGCTGGAGGCATACCAGCGAGCCAAGGCGGAGATCGCGCCGAAGCTTCATGCGCGAGGGTTGATCGGGGATGCCACGCTATTTGCCCTTGACATAGGGGAATCCGTCGTATAACTTGCCAACCGTGGGGCGAAACTCGCCCAAAAGAAACCCGATTCGGTGAAAACCGGTCGGGTTTTTGCATTTCTGGGCCATTTTCTGGAGGTTGGTATGGGCTGGCTTGACACGCTCGGAGCGATGCTGGGAAGCGGCACGACCGACCCGGAGATTGCGACGACCTTGCGCCAAGGACTCACCGGTAACTCGTTCACGATGCCCGGCGGCACGCAATCGTCGCCCATGCCCGTGCAGATGAATCCGATGTCCATGGGAATGGGGCTGCTCAATCCTTCCGACTTCTCCGGCGGGGGCATCTCCGACGGTAGCGACTCGAACGCCGCGGCGATGAAGCTGGCCGGCATCGGCCAGGGGCTGCTTTCGAAATTCGGGGCAGGTGGCAGCGGCTCGCAACAGCAGAGCGGCACGTCCGCACCCTACCGCTTCGGCGGTGGCGCCGGCATGGCGCACGCGTTAAACAGCGCTGGGTTCATGCCGGCCAGCGCGATCACGTCGCCTTACGGCACCGGCGCCGCCGCCTCGCTGCTCCAGCAGATCATGCAGCAGGCCAACGGCCAAGCCTGACGGACAAATTCACGATTCACACACAACCGCCTTCGGGCGGTTTTTTCGTTTACGGAGAGCATGCGATGGACACGCTGAGCGAGCAGGGCGCAGAAGGGGCGGCAGTGGGAAACGAGCCGCCGGCAACGTCGAGTACCGATACGACTATCTCGTCGATTGCCCCGAACATGAACGATGCTGGGTCGAGTTCGTCGGATGGTCAGCCGGCGACGAGCGCTGGAGAGCCGGCTGGCTTCACTGACGCCGACGTGGGAAACGTCGCTGCGTCGCCTGTGGCCGCGCCGTCCGCAAGCGACACCTCATCGTCTGATCAGCCTGTCTCGCCCGCGCCCGTCACCGCGGACACGGCTGCGCAGGAACACCCCGCGCATAGCGCCATCACGCGCCTGGAGCGCCTCATCGAGCGCGTGTCGAGTGACTTCCTCAAGGAAGGGCAGGCGCTGATCGCAGCCGCGCGCGCAGAGATCGACAAACTGATCTGACCATGGCTTCGAAGACCGACTACCGGCCCGAGTACTCCGAGCAGGCCATGAACTACTGCTTGCTCGGCGCGACTGACGTGGATCTGGCTGGCTTCTTCGGCGTGACCGACCGCACGCTGCGCAACTGGAAGAAGCGGTTCCCCGAGTTCGAGAAGGCCATGAACGAGGGCAAGACGTTCGCCGATGCGAAGGTCGCGCGCTCGCTCTACAACAACGCCGTGAGCGGCGATACGACGGCGTGCATCTTCTGGCTGAAGAACCGACAGAAGCATGCATGGCGCGATCGCCACGAGATCGACCACAGCGGGAAGGTGGCCGTCGATCCCATCACGCTGCTGCTCTCGCAGGTCGAGGGAAGCACGTTCAAGCCGGCGCAGGACTGACGACATGGACCCGCGCCTGAATGTCGACCAGTGGAAAGACCCGCTCTGGCGGCTCCACAATCTCTACTGGATTACCGACAAGGCCGGCCAGGTCGTCAAGTTCAAGCCGAACGCCGAGCAGATGCAGTTCCTCGGCGACATGCACTACCGCAACGTCATCCTCAAGGCGCGCCAGCTCGGGTTCTCTACGTTGATCCAGCTTATGGAACTCGACGCAGCCGTGTTCAATTCGAACGTGCGCGCGGGCGTCATCGCAGACACGGCGGATAACGCTGCCGTCATCTTCCGCGACAAGATCAAGTTCGCATACGACCGCCTGCCCGAAGGCATCCGCGAGCAGCGCTACCCGGTGACCGACAGCACGACCGAATTGCTCCTGTCGAACAACAGCAGCGTGCGCGTCGGCACGTCGATGCGCTCAGGCACGCTCCAGTATCTGCACGTGTCCGAGTTCGGGAAGATCTGCGCCAAGCGGCCCGAGCAGGCGCGAGAAATCATCACGGGCGCCATTCCCGCGCTCGCCCCCGATGGCTTCCTGTTCGTCGAGTCGACGGCCGAGGGGCGCGAAGGGGCGTTCTACGACATGACCGAAGCCGCGCGCAAGCGCGTCGGGCGCCGTCATCTGCCGCTCGAAGAGAAATTCCACTTCTTCCCGTGGTTCCGTCGTCCTGAGTACGAGGTTGACCCGTCGGGCGTCATCATCTCCGCGAAGGATCAGGACTACTTCAACGAGATCGAGGTGAAGGCCGGCTGCACGCTCACGCAGCGCAAGCGCGCATGGTACGTGGTCACGCGTGAGCGCCTGAAAGAGGACATGAAGCGCGAGTACCCGAGCACGCCGGACGAGGCTTTCGAGACGTCCAACGAGGGCGCCTGGTACCGCGAACAGTTCGACGCCATGCGGCGCGACCGGCGTATCTGCCGCGTGCCGTATGAGACAAGCGTGCTGGTGAATACGTTCTGGGACTTGGGCGCCAACGACACGACGGCGATCTGGTTCCACCAGAAGGTCGGGCCGGAAGATCGCTTTCTGCGCTTTTACGAGGCCAATGGCCGAACGCTCGATCACTTCGTGCAGGTCATGCGCGCCACCGGCTACAACTTCGGCCCCGCCTATCTCCCCCACGACGCCACGCACAAGCGTCTGCAATCTGGCTTTGCCAACCGCTCCGTCGAAGACATGCTGCACGACCTCGGCGTGACCGAAACCATCATCGTGCCGCGCATCGACGACGTGACCGTGGGAATCGGGCAGACCCGCATGGCTCTATCCAGCGCCTACTTCGACGAGGAGCTGTGCAAAGACGGCCTCGACCACTGCGAGAAGTACTCGAAAGAGTGGGACGCACATGGCGGTTGCTGGAAGAACTACCCGAAGCATGACAAGCATTCGAACGCGGCCGACGCCCTGCGCCAGTGGGGCCAGAAGCACAAGGCCATGCGCACCCAGTCTTGGGGCGGCGAACTCTCCTATCCCGAACTGAACGTGGCGTAACGACATGAGCGATCAATTCAACGGCAGCCCGGACGAACTCGGCGCGCCGAGCGGTCCGCACAAGATGGGCGACGACGAGGTGCGCTACATCACCGACCGCGAGATCAACAACAGCTACAACTGGACGTTCGGCAAGGTCGCGCAAGAGCGCACGAAGGCGATGCAGTACTACATGGGGCTGCCCGAGGGGGATCTGTCAGCGCCCTCCATCCCGGGCCGCTCGTCGATCGTATCAACCGATGTCTCGGATACGATCGAGTGGATGCTTCCGGCGCTGATCGAGATCTTCACCGCTGGCGATGATGTGGTCGAGTTCACTGCCCGGCGCGAGAGCGATGAGGCAGGGGCCCGGCAGACAACCGACGTTGTGAACCACATCTTCTACCAGATGAACCCTGGC